ATACAAGTATTAGAGATAGTCGTATCAAGTATGGTAACCTTATTGGGTGTTTTCCTATCTTGGTTCTTAAAATACAAATACGGCGAATACAAACATAAGAAGATTACAAAAGAGATTTCAGAATCAAAACTGATACAAACTGTATTAGAACAACAACTTGAAGAGTATGGATGTCAACGTGCATTCATTCTTCAACGTCATAATGGTGGAAAATATGGAACGGGGAAATCCATGACTAAACTCTCCACCACTTATGAAGCCCTTGAAGAAGGGGTATCTACGGAGTTCAAAGAATATCAGAATCTACCAATGTCATTATATTCTGGCTTAGTGGATTCGGCATCCAACAACAAAGCAATATTTCCACTAGTAGATGACATAGATGATTTAGTGACCAAGGCGTTTTTCAACCAACGTGGTTCTAAGTCAGCTGTTGTATTTCCTGTTAGAAAAGGAATGGAACTAATGGCGTTGATAGGATTTGAATGGACTCATAAGGCAAAAAATATGGATTCATTTTTATCAGAGGCAGAGGGAGACAGTAAGGTTATAGGAGAGACACTTTCTAAATTATTGTAGGAGCGTATATGACTACGTTTGATGAAGAGGAAATGGATTTTGACAACATTGATGTCAGTGGTTTAGATACAAATGGAATAAAGAAAGGAAGAAAACAGATTAAGAATAAGATCAAGTTTAACTTATCATTAAACCCCGAACAAAAGGAAGTAAAAGCAAAGATTCTACAAGATACAATATCAGTTTTGATTGGTAAAGCCGGATCCGGTAAAACACTTTTGGCTACACAGATTGCGTTAGAGTTTCTATTTTATCGTGAAGTTGAACGTGTTATCATTACAAGACCGACGGTATCGAACGAAGATATTGGATTCTTGCCTGGTAACATAAAAGAGAAAATGGATCCTTGGGTTTCACCAATACAGTCAAACATGACAATGTTGTATGGTAAGCAAAAGATAGAGAAACTTCTATCTGAGGATATTGTTGAGATTGCACCAATTTCATTCATGAGAGGTAGAACATTCGTTAATGCCTGTGTTATCGTAGACGAGGCACAGAACATCACAAAGTCTCAGATGGAAATGATTCTTTCTCGTCTTGGTATCAACTCAAAGATGATTCTTACTGGTGATTTGTCTCAAACAGACTTAAAAAACAAAAAAGATAGTGGTCTCCCATATTTATTTAATATGGCTAATACTGTGCCTGGTCTTGGTGTTTATGAGCTAAAAACAAACCACCGTCACCCAATAGTAGAAGACATATTGAAACACTTTGATGAAATCAACAAATAAGAGAGATAGATGGTAGAAATTCCAATATGGCCCGGTTCATCCAGTTTCGCAACAGGAAGCACTCCATTCGGATTTTACGATACAGATGCTCAGTTTCAAACTGATGCCGATAACGTTGCCGATTGGTGTGCAAAACGTCTTGGTTACCCTCTTGTAGATATTGAACTACAAGACGTTAACTTCTATGCTTGCTTTGAGGAGGCAATATCCGAATATTCAAATCATGTAAACCAATTCAATATTCAACAGAATATGTTGAGTATAATGGGAACACCAACATCCTCTAACTTGACACAACGAAATGTGTCAACAAATATGGGTGGGTTAATTCAGTTAGCAACTGAGTATGGAACAGAGACATTTACAAACGGTAATGTTAGTTTTTACTCTGCATCGATTGACATAAAAACAAACTCACAAACATACAACCTAAATCAGTTGATTAGAGACGTGTATAAGCCAACAGGATCAATTGAAATCAAAAAGGTATATCATTTCTCACCTCCGGCTTCAATTCGTTTCTATGACCCTTATTTGGGCAACCAGGCTATGTTAGACACATTTGGATTCGGTGCATACTCAACGGGTGTATCTTTCATGTTGATGCCTATGTATGCAGACTTACTACGTGTTCAGGCAATTGAATTCAATGATATGATGAGAAAATCATCTTACTCTTTTGAGATCATCAACAATGAGTTAAGAATATTCCCAATTCCAGTAAGAGATTTTAAGCTTTGGATCGACTATGTTGTTAAAGAAGAAAGAGATAATCCACTTAAACTTCCAGATGGAAGAGTTTCCGATATGTCTAATGCACCTTATGATAGAATGCAATATCAACACATAAACTCAGTTGGTCGTCAGTGGGTATTCAGATATACACTTGCATTGGCAAAAGAAAACTTGGGATACATTCGTGGTAAGTATGGAAGTATTCCAATTCCAAATGGAGAAACAACACTAAATGCTGCTGATCTTCTTTCAGCCGCTGGAACTGAAAAACAAGCACTTGTTGACGAACTAAGAACAATGTTAGATACAATGACTCGTGCTAAACTTCTTGAAGCAAAAAGAGCAGAAACCGAAAATCTAAATGTATCGTTGAATGCAACTCCTTTGAAGATTTACATAGGATAACAAGATGCCATTATTTCACGGACAACGAGACGCATCACTTGTTAAAAAGTTCAACACAGAACTTATTGTTGACATAATAGACACAGAAGTTGCTTTGTATAAACTTTCACTCGATGATACAAAGACAAACATCTACGATGAATCTGACAAAAAAGTTTACCACTTGCCAATAAAGATACCTGCCTTAATTAACCGTCAAGAACAGACCTTTGAGGGAACTGAGTTTGGTCAAGACTACAACCAACTTGCAGACTTTGGATTCATCCGTGAATACTTGAAAGACTATGATTTGTTCGTTGAGGTTGGTGATATAATAGAATACAATGGTGAGTATTGGGAAGTTGACTCTATTCTCGAAAACCAATACTTCGGTGGTAAGAATCCCGATTATTCTTTTGCAACGGAACGTTGGGGTCTTAACGTGTCAATTATCGCTAATACACACTTAACACGACGTTCACGTATTCACGTAGAAGAAGTTAGAAGTATAAACAAGATTGAACACAATGATTTACCGAGCAACATTTAATGAAGAATTCATCTCCATATCGTAAACCTCCTATCAAAAGAACTCGTGATAGTTTCATTGATGATAGAAATTCTAGAGAAAATCCTAGAATTGATTTTGGTGATGCACGTCATACACAAGTTCGTAGAGATAAAGACAAGACTAGAAATATCGGAATAACTCTATATGATATTGATTTTGCGGTAAAATCCTTTATCGATAAAACAATGCAATTGAAAGTTCAAGATAATGATGAATCAATAAACGTTCCTACTATTTACGCTAACTCTGAGAAATGGGCATCGATACAAAAGAATGGTTTATTGAAAGATAAGAAAGGAAAAACACTGGTTCCACTTATCACATTTAGACGTTCGGGTGTAACTGTAAACGCGGAGATACGAAGAAATAAAGTTGCCAGTGTGAATCAAATTGGGTATATTATGCAACATAAATACTCAAAAAGTTCACCATATGATAGGTTTTCAGCTACGTATGGATCAAAGCCACAACAAGAATACATAATAACACCAATACCCGATTATGTTGATGTGTCTTATGATTTTATTGCTTGGTGTGAATACCAGTCACAATTGAATTACTTGGTAGAACAATTCGTGTATTTCACTGGTCAATCATTTGGAGAAAACAACTTCTTGAAGTTTGCAACAATGTCTGACTCATATACAATGGAAGATAACAATACCACTGGTCAAGATAGATTAGTGAGAGCATCTTTCCAGATTATAGTAAAGGGATATTTGCTACCGAAAGAAGTTGCAAGAGAGGCAACTACAAAGAGAATAGTTACACCAAACAAGATAACGTTTGCATCCGAGGCATTTAGGGATATAAATACGGCATTATCTGATAACGATTCAAACTATCCTGTTGGTATAAACGAAAACATCCGTGATAAGTCTGATGATTTATCTCGTAGATTGTCTGATTTTGAAGACATCTCACAGAATAATAGTCCAGATGTGTATCCATACGAAGTAGAGTGATATTTATAGTTACACAATGTTTCATAATCATATAAGAGG